CAATTAGGTAGACAAATTAAAACAGGTATTGCTCTAGTCGCAGTTAATCTCTTACGTATATTAACAGACAAAAAAGTTTTGATAGGATTACTTGCAGTAGCGGCTGCACTAGGAGTTAAAAAATTAATTGATGTTGCAGGTGATAAGGTAAAAGAAAACATTGAAGAAAAAGCAAAAGAATATGATGATCGAGGTATGGAGAATGTAGGCACTAATATAAGAGAATTATCAAAAGAAAGACCAGAATTTATTGGTAGTGACGGTCAAAAACAATTAAAATTTGGTGAGGCACAAACACCTGAACAAATAGATAATAGAAGAAATTTCCCTTTTGCTGCTAAAAAAGATCCATCACTTGTACCAGGAACTTATGCTTACAAAATGAAACAATTAGAAAAATCAGATGGTGGTGCAAAAGCGAATATTGCCTCTAATACTAGTGTTTCAAACGTACAAAGTAGTAATACAAGTAGTACAACAAATCTATCAACAGGTAATGTTGCAAACGATAAAAATGCTTGGTTTAATCAAGTGGGTTCTTTTTAGAACTTAACACCTAATTCTTTTTCAGTAATTATTTTAAATACAGCACCGTTGTCTTCGGCATACGCAGTTGCTGCCTTCCATTTTGCTTGATTTTTAATAAACTCAAAACTTTCACGCATATAAGATTTAGTTTTCTTTTTAGGTGGTTTAGGTTGCGTACATTGACGAGAGGGTTTAATTTCTATTAACATTTTTCTACCCTTATCAGTTTTAATAATGAAGTCAACAAAGTATCTATGCCACTTCTTGTCAATAGGATTGTAATAACGTATAGGTAATTCTTCACTTGCCCATTGTATGATACCAGGATTGTTGTCGCAGTAGACCATAAATCTACGCTCTAACAATGAACGATATATTATATTGTTAGGGTTGCCAACGTACTTCTTTGGATTAGTTGGTTTATATATTCCTTTAAAAGACTTCTTCATATCATATAAATATTACTAATATATATAAAGGTAACAAATGGCTTGGACTTCAAAAGTATCAAACGTATTAAAATCAAGTGCTAAGAATTTTATAGGCAATGCAGTATCAAATGCTGCTGGTAATCTTATTAGTGGGTTTGCTGGTGGGGCAAAGACAGCAAAATTAGCAGCAAAACTTGCTAATAAATCACCATTAGACATAGATCAATCGCCTACATCTCACTTATCAGCACAGAATGACCCATTTAAATATGGTCAGTTATATTATCCACAAGAAACACAAAATTTAGGTGAAGGTCATTATATCATATTTGATACAATATACAATACACAAACTTCTTTAAATGCACTTAAAAATCCTAAAACAAAAGTTTCACAATTTGTAAATAAAAGTTTAGATGTTAGATTGGGTGAAAATAGATTAAGAGATCAGGCAAATACAAGAAGATTAAGTCAATTAAAAAGTCAAGGTTATTTAAATAAAAATGCTAAATCATTAGTTAATCCTACTAAAACAGGTATGGGTAAAGATGTTAAAACACATACAACATTAGGTGATTCTATTATATTATATACACCGCCTACTGTTAAGTTTGATTATAAGGCATCCTACGAACAAGCAGAAACAAAAAATTTAGCATTAATAAAAGAAACAGGTGAAGATTTTGTTAAAAACATAGGTCAGTTTTTAGACGGAGATTTTAGTGGTGTCGGCGACTTATTAAGTCAATTAAAGGATGCAGGTGGTGTTTTAGGTAGACAAGTTTTACAAGGTGCGTTAGAAGTTGCATTTCCAGGTGCCGCTGGTTTCTTTACAAAACAAACAGGACGAGCGGTTAATCCTAGAATGGAGTTAGCATTTCAATCTGTGCCTTTTAGATCATTTACATTTGAATTTGATTTTGCACCGAAAAATATTAAAGAAGTTGAGATGGTAAATAAAATGTTGCAGTTATTTAAATTTCATATGTTACCAGATGTGTCAAATGAAAAATATTTAATTACACCATCAGAATTTCAAATAGGTTATTATTATAGAGATAAGGCAAATATGTACATTCCTAAAATTAGTAGATGTGTGTTAACAGATATGTCAGTTGATTATTCACCAGAGGGTGTATTTCATACATTTAAGTCAGATGACAAGGGTGCAATGCCTGTAATTTCTAAAATGACATTAGCATTTACAGAAACAGAAATAATGACTAAACAAACAGCATTAGACGGATTTTAATGACATATTTTAATTATTTTTCACAAGGGTTATATGATTTAAGAGGTGACGGTAACGATAAACTTCTTACTGATTTGTTTACAAGAATTAAAATAAGAGATAAAGCATTTGAAGTTGCCTCTTTATACGACAAATATGATGTTGTAAGTGGTGAAAAACCTGAAGACATTGCGTTTAGACATTTTGGTGACGCACAATATCATTGGGTAATTTTGTTAACAAATAATATTACAGATAGATATTATGGTTGGCCGTTATCATTTCAGGAATTTGAGAATTTTGTTAATGACAAGTACGACAATCCAGACGCAGTACATCACTATGAAAAATTACAATCAAGTGGTCGTACAACAGGACAAGGACCTTCCGATTATTCACACTATATAGAATGTTTATCTACAGACGTAGGCGCACAAGCAGTAACGAACAGACAATATGAAGATAGATTACAAGATGAAAAACGACAGATTAAATTACTTGATCCTGCTTACTTACAAATATTTGTAGAAGAATTTGAAAAACTAGTGAGTGAATAATGCCTTATTTCAACGCCAATAATAAACTCATAGAACGACCAGGTAACTACATTGTTACTGATATACACATTATACCTTATCATAGAGAAGGTGATGAAGGCATTTATAGACAAATTATTACCGATCAGGTCATAGAATTTAGTATATACGAAAGTATAGAAAACAATTTTTTATCAGGTGATATGACCATTGTAGATGGTGTTAATTTAGTTAGTATGTTACCTCTTACAGGATTTGAAAGATTAGAATTTAAATTATACACACCTGGCGAAGAAAAAGGTTATGATTTTTCAGTAAAGACAGGTCACCCTATGATGATTACAGGTATACGAAATAAGACTATGTTAAAAGATAGAATACAATCATATACACTTGAATTTTGCAGTATGGAAAGAGTTAAGAACGATTTAACACGAGTAGCACGACCATTTGAGGGCACGACAGACGAAATAATATTAGATGTATGTAGAACAGAATTAGACACAAGAAAGAACTTAATCATAGAACCTAGTAAAAGTATTGCTAAGTATGTTGCACCACGTGTTAAACCAATTGAGGCAATACGAGAGGTAGGCAAGTTATCAGAATCAAAGAACTTTGAAAACGCAGGTTATCTCTTTTACGAAACAGGCATAGGATTTCACTTTAAATCTTATGAGTCTATGTTTTGTGATGCTAGTGGTACGGCAAGACCTGTACGTGCTAGATATTCACCTAAAATAGTTGCCTATAGAGATGATAAGGGCGATAGAGATATTATCAATGCTTTACAATCAGCATCAGCATTTAGAATTAAAAGTCAATTTAATACATTAAGACATTTATCGGCAGGTACATTTGCAAGTCGAATGGTGATACACGACAGTTTTAATAAAACCTTTGAAGAAATAGATTTTGATTATCATAAACAATATGAAAAAGAAAATCATTTAGAAGGTGATGACCGAGGTCAAAAACGAGGTGATAATGGTGTTGTACCATTCTTTAATTTTGCACAAGGTAAGACTATATCAGATTTTAAAGAAGGCACATTACACTTTCAATCATTTACTGATAAAGTACACAATGATTATGACTTTTTAGGTCGTAATAGTAACGTAACACAAAAACGAATATCACAAAAGGCAGCATTATCTAGTATTATATTAGAACTAGATTTACCAGGTTTTACAGGTATTAGTGTAGGTGAAGTCGTTTACTTTACTCATCCATCATTTAAATCACTTAAAAATCCATCCGATAAAGACTTTGACCCATACCTAACTGGTCGTTATCTAATTAGTAGTATTCGACATAAGGTTAACTTAAAACTTACAAAGAAACACACAATGCTTGTAGAACTCGTAAAAGACAGTTTTAATACGTCATTACCAGAGGACGAAGTAGATTTATTTACAGGACAAGAGAACGAAGAAGGATACAGTTATTTACAGTATAATTTAGATGATGCTTAGAGAATCCGAGAGTAGAGTCAAATTTTTTAAGATAGGAGCAGGCCACCTGTCAAATATGAGAGAAAACGAACTGATAGACAATAAAATGAATATAACCATTCAGAATAGATTAATGAACTATGTAAAGAACGATATTAAGAACATCATAAAAGGCATCCTCATTAGATATGACAATTATATCTACTATAGACAATATAAGAGATTCTTCAAGGACAATAGAACTGTATTAGAGAAACTAAAAGATAAAGTCAATCTTGCGATTGCCTGTTTCAATAAGAATATAAGTAAATACAACGTATCTGGTAGTTTAGACGGTCATCCTCATAGTATATGGATAGATAGTCTTGGTAAAGGCAGTTTGCGTAGGACTAAAAGAAATAGGGTTAAATGACGTATAGTGTAGTGATTAAAAACGGCAACATATCGGTAAAATAAGATGGCATTTCTTGGAAAAAATTTTCATTGGTTTGTAGGTGTAGTAGAAGATAGACACGATCCTGAAAAAGCAGGCCGTCTTCGAGTACGTTGTTTAGGTATTCATAGATCAGACAAACAACAATTGCCTACCGCAGACTTACCTTGGGCATCCTGTGTGTTGCCGACTACATCAGCAGGCATCTCTGGTCTTGGCCAGTCGCCTAGTTTTATTGTAGAAGGTGCGTGGGTGTGGGGATATTTTAGAGATGTTGATTACCAAGAACCGGTGATCATTGGTACATTACCTGGTAAACCGGCAGAGTTAGGCAATCCTAATTCTGGTTTTTATGACCCTAATCGTAGAAGTGATGATAACACTACGGACGATTATAATATTTCAGTTTATCCTCGTAACATTGCAGAACCAGATACAAATAGACTTGCCGTGAACAATGCAGACAAACCGGCCGCCTCGTTGGTTAGCAGACGGCTGGCACGTATAGAAGGTGTACCTACCGCAGACTTTGACGCAGTTGGTAATAATATAATCGCAAGTGATACAGATACTTGGAATCAACCAGAGATTGCCTATAACGCAGTCTATCCTTACAATCACGTATTTGAATCAGAAAGCGGCCACATTAAAGAATATGATGATTCGTTTACCATTGACGCA